GCTCACGCAGAAAGTCCCGCATGAATGGGTCGTTCTTGGCGATGGCGGGGATGGGTCTTTTTTTTCCGTCCTTGTATTCAATTTCTATCCCTTCATCCTCGAGCAGCTTGCAGAACAACTCGGCCGATCGCAGGTCACTGCCGTCCACACCAAGTGTTGCGTTGCCCTCGGCCTTCCTGGTATTCTCCGACTCCCACAATTTTGCGAGCATGTCGGTATCTAGTTCGAGAACGGGCAGACAAAACATTTTTATGATCGAATCAATAACTTCCAATTCATCGGCGGGAAAAGGAAACATCACAGCAGACCCTTCATATAAGCAATTACCCGCTCGTGATCTTTTATGGTGCCGTCATTTTCCTGTTTCACCGCGTAACAACCTTCGAAATAATTCCCAAGTTATTTCCACATCTCTACAGCAGCCGTCGGCGAGCCCTTGTTGCTGAGCGACGGATAGCTCGTTCCAATGTTTACCCTTGAATGAAAAATAGTCGATAGTTTTTGGTGCTAAATCAAAATATTTTGCAAGACTGGAAAGGCTAACCGAAAGATGATTCCCGAGAAGAAGTCGCGCCATGGATAGCGTGCAGCCATACATTTTAGGAAAAACTTTATAGTGTTGCGAAAGTATAAATGCGTCAAATTGACAGTGATGCGCAATCAAATAGACATCACTCCAATCTTCTTCTTTCAAGACATAAGCCAGTTCACGCTGATCGTACCAGACCGCCGACGTACTAGTGCTCCACTTGATCCCGGCGCCATGCGCTTCGAAGCGTGGATCGCGAATGTACGCTTCGGTTGTCATTTTTGATAGTGTATAGTCGTCACCGTACAGCGTTTCAAAATCCAGTACAACCGCCCTCATCGCTGCGCTGCTTCCATCATAAGTTGATGCACGATTGGCAAGAGAACGTCATCCCGATCTTCGACCGTCTCATCTGCGAACAACAAGAAAGGAATTTGCATCAAGTGATTCGCATATTCCGGATGATCGGCAGGCACCTTGTAAACGATGATCCGTCGACGTCCGATGTCATGCGGACCGAGTTGTCGGAATGCCAGCTCCTGCTCGTCCAGATACCGCACTGCCCGCTGCTTATCGATATGTGTCTGCTTCTGCGGCGCGCGGATACGAACCTTGCGATCGGGATGATCATTGAAGAACTGGATGTCGATATCGTTCATTTTTCGACAGTGCCAGAAGTCTTTATGACGGTTTCAATGTAGGTCGTCTCAACAAGCTGGTAGATCCCGATCTCTATCGTCTCGCCCATTTGAGCGTATCGTGGTCCACAAACCAGAACCGATCCCGCCACGAAGTACGAGTTGTCACCGTCGTTTTCGATTTTGACGAAAAGCTTCGTCGGAAACTTTTTCATTTTTGAAATATCCACCGAAGTCCGGTCGGACAGCTGACGTCGGCCTGCAGGGTCTGGCCGGGGAACGGCTCCTTGCCGGTTTCAAGACAGAGCTGAGGCGCCTTGGCCGACATCGCCGAATTTTGGCGCGCTGGAGCCGGCAACGGGGCGACCCGCATGGATTGCCGGTGCGGCAGTGGGAGGTCGGCTGCATGCACCTTATTGAGGGTCACAAAAATCAAAACTACCAGAAGCACTGCGATTCCCGATCTGGCGATAGCAGCTGAAAATGCATTAGCGTTTAGCACATTGACCAGTTTATCAACTTGTTCATCAGTCATCTCATCATCTCCAAAGCTCGGGTTAAGATCACTTTAGACCACTCGCGCAGCGCCTTGATCTTGTCGTCACCGGTCCCCTTGACCGACAACTCGGTGAGCTCGACCAGTTGCAGGGCGATCTGTTCGGCCGAGGCGCGCGCCTGATTCTGCGCATGCTTGATCTGGTTGTTGACATCGAGCATGGTGCGCAGCTGGGCGTCGAAGTCTGAGTCTTCCTGCTCAGCCTGCGCCTTGCCAGCCTTGGTTATGCGCAGATTGAAGAAACCAGTGGGATCGCCAACGTGCGGATTTGGCGCGATAAGGCCCTTGTCGATCAATGAATCAGCCGACTCCCGCCAGCGACCGATCGGCATCATCGGCTCGCCCTTGGCGGCGATCAGGAGCATGGTGAGTTCGTCCTGGGTTAAGTCAGCCATTGACGGGGATCTCCTGAATTTTGTACCAAATAACACCGCCGCGCTTATCTCGGACAATGCGCATGCCGACGACGTTCAGCTTGGGCTGCCATTGATTAATTTGCACATCCAAAGTTTTCAGGCCGGAATCCGGACCGCCGTTCGCATCGTCACCGAAAATGTAATCAAACAACTGCTCCTTGCGAGTCCAGCCGTTGAGAATTAGATGGCAAACAGCCTTGAAAAAATATCCATCATGTTCGTATTTATGGGAACGTGAGCCGGTATAACTGAAACGACGCACGCAATCACCGATCGTAATGGTACGATTTTTTCGATCAATCTCGAAACCATCATGCCGGATCACCATTCGAACACCTTCCCGGTGCGGATCTGGGCGTCGACCGCAGCGCAGGCCATCTGGAAGCGCTGCCAAGTCCATTCCGAGTGCTTTTGTCCGACTTGGCGAGCGCCGGCCTCGAACTTGTACAGGGCCGGCACCGAGTATCCAGTCATTTCCGACAATTGGTCAAGTGTGAGCTTGCGCTTAAGGCGCCAGGCCTTGGCTGATTCGTGGGGCTTCATTCCGATAAGTGCTCCCGAATCATATCTGCCATCGTACGAGAAAGGATATGACTACCATTGCCAGCATAAGTGCTGGGCTTGCGATCCAGATCCTTCAGCAGCTCTCGCGCATTAGCGGCGACGGGAATGCATGCGAACGCTCGCAAGCATAAACGCAACAATTCCTCATCCGTCATGTTATTTCCCCTTGCTGAGACAATGTATAACAGCGATTTTGGGAATGTAAATAGGATAATCGAAAAATTTTATTTTGAATCGCAGACGGGAAAAATGTGACTTGACGTCAAGGTCTTGCGCAATGCAGTGTCGGAAGCCGTGCAAAAACCCCTCGTCCGGGCTGAAGTGGACGAGGGGTTATCACCAACACGGCGCCCAAGGGAATAAGAGCCGCAATCCCTAGATAACACCGGTAAAACCATGAGGCAAGGGGCCGTACGTGAGTGTAAAGCTTGAAGCTGCTCTCGCATACTCTCGAATGCATTGGCGAATCTTCCCTTGTCACTCTGTCATCAACGGCGTGTGCACATGCGGCAAAACACATCCTGACGGCAAGGGAATCGGCAAGCATCCTCGCACCAAGGGCGGATTCAAAGATGCTACCGATGACGAAGCCACAATCAGACGTTGGTGGACAAGGTGGCCGGACGCTAATATCGCGCTGGCGACCGGCTCAGGACTAGCCGTTTTCGACATCGATGGAGATCAAGGTGCCCAGGAATTCAAAGCACTTGTGCAAGCTCATGAGACTGTACCTGACACGCTCGTGGCACAAACTGGACGCGGGTTCCATCTTATATTTGCAACACGATCTGGAAGCCCTGAAGTTCGATCTTCGGCGCGTGGGTCCGTGCACGTCCGCGGCGAGGGAGGTTACATTATCCTCCCTCCTTCAGACCATGTGTCAGGGCGAAAATATAAATGGATCAAGAAGATAAGGATAGCAACTTTACCTGATTGGTTAAAACAGTGGAGTCAAGGGTATGAAATTGTTCATAAAACGTCTGAAGGCTTCCCGAATTTGGGATCGCTGCCGACGTATTTATTACTGCCTGATCAGCGAGATATAAGCCAAACCGCCAGTGAAGCCTTAAAAACCGTCTGGTCCCCTGCCGAACAATCACGCCTGATCAGCGCTCTCTCGGCGATCGACGTCAAGTCCTGCGGCTACGAGGATTATTTGCGCATCGGCTTCGCCATCCACAGCCTCGGTTGGGACCGCTCCGACGGTACCTCGATCGCCTTCGATATCTGGGACGAGTGGTGTGCTCAAAGTGAGCATTACAACAAGACTGGCCTCGAGGCCAAATGGAAGAATTTCGACCGCACTGCCCGCGGCGATATCAACATTGGAACCTTATACCATCTTGCGCAGCAGCGGGGCTGGAATGGTGGGGCACCGGATCCGTCTTCGCCAAGCGGCTACGCCGGACGCAGCCCGTCCCCCGAACCATTGAACGGGCACGCTAACGGTTCGACAGCGTTTCCTGCGGCCTTCGGTGGCCTGCAGCCGATCTTCTTCCCCGACCGCACCGAAGAAGGGCGCCCTAAGCCGACCTACACCAACGCCATCGTTGCTGTTGAAGGGCTTGGAATAATTTGCGAACACGACCTATTCCACAACCGCATGTTGGTGGCCGGCGCGCCGCTGGCGCAATGGAGCACGCCCGAACTCTCGGACAATGTCGTGCATATTCTGCGCTCCCTGATTCGCCATCGCTTCGGCTTCGATCCGAACAAGATAAACACCGCCGATGCTTGCCAATTTCTTTGCTTAAAGAATGCCTTCGACCCAATACTTGATTACCTGGATGAATTAAAATGGGACGGCCAACCCCGCCTTGATGACTGGTTGACAACCTATATGGGCGCGGTCAGCACCGAGTTCTGCCGCGCCGTCGCCCGCCTGTCCCTGATCGCTGCAGTACGTCGCGCGCGCGAACCGGCTACAAAGTTCGATCAAATTATAGTGTTGGAAGGTCCGACCGAAGGCAAGGGTAAGTCGACCGCCATCAAGATCCTTGCCGGCGCCGAGAACTTCAGTGATCAGAAAATACTCGGTGTCGACGATCGCAAGCAGCAGGAACTGACGGAAGGCGTCTGGCTGTATGAGATAAGCGAGCTCACCGGCATGAATCGCGCCGAAGTCGAGCACGTCAAGGCGTTCGCCTCCCGCGACACCGACCGCGCCAGGCCGGCCTATGGCCGCTTCCAAGTCAGCCAGAAGCGCCGAACCGTGTTCTTCGCCTCGACCAACCGCACTGCCGACTATTTGATATCCGACACCGGCAACCGCCGATTCTGGCCGGTGCTGACCGGGCACATCGACCTTGTCGGCCTAGCGCGCGACCGCGATCAGCTATGGGCCGAGGCTGCAGGAAGGGAGGCAAAGGGAGAAAGTCACTTGCTGCCGGAATATCTATGGAAGGCGGCCGGCGAGGAGCAGGCGGGCCGCATGACGACCGACGCGTGGCGCGAACCGATCCTGCAATACCTAGGCCTGAAACCGCGGGAGGATGTCGGGATCATGGAAGTCCTGGTCGACAATCAGTTCCTGCAGCTTAAGCCCGGCGAGGTCAGCCAGCGCGAACAAAACCGCGCAGCGAGTATTCTGCGCGGCCTTGAATTCGTTAGATTTCAGAAGCGGATGACCGATGGACAGCGTATCTGGCGCTATCGGCCGCCGACTTAGGGCGCTGGTGTGGGAGCTGGGGCGGGCGTCACGGCCGGAGGAATCGATGCTTTCAGACTGGCACTGAGGGTATTGAGATTGGTGACAGCCGTCTCGATTGCGGGGGTGTTGTTGACACCGGCACTTGCAAGAGCGGCGGTGAGGGCAGCGATCTCGGCTGCGACGGCGGTCCCGATCTGGGTAACGGCGGCGGTAAGATCGGCAAGAGCCTGGGTTTCGTCGGCCATGAGTTTAAATCCTTGTGTGAGCGCGTTTGCGATACGATGAGAGGCATGATGAATGGCCTCGACCATCGCGTCATTGTGGCGTTCAGCAGGATCTTTCCACATGCGGGCTGCGGTCTCGGCTTTTCGGTAAGATTGGCGTGTAGCATGGGGGGAACGGGAAGGCTAGGGGGAAGTTCCCTTCCGCTCGGCGATACAAATCGTATCGTTATGGGCACCGCCATGCGCTACAAGCAAGATTTCTTCGATCGCATATCCCCGCCCGACTCCCATACCGTTAGAGCTCCAGCCAAATGACAGCACGACCCCGCCAGAAACGATCAGCGGGTCGAGCGCATCCCGCACGCGCTTGTACAGCGCCGCGTTTTGGGTGTCCTGAGTCGTTACCTCCCGACCAAAGCCCTTGTAGCACTCGCTAATCTGGCGAGGACTATATGGCGGATCGAACAGCGCCAGGGAGCATTGGGCACCCCGTTGCAAAGCGGCACGGCAGAAATCCGCGGCGTCCATGTGGAACGGCGCCAAGGTTGCAGGGTCGAGGTCATTGCGCCAGTCGGCCAGCGTATTGTTACGCGCGAACGGGTCGATTGTCTTCCCTGGGGAAACCACTAGCCAGCGCGTCACGAACTTACCGATTGGCTTGATGCCAAAGGTGTTCGCGCTGGGCATGGCGAACGCGCGGTTAAAAATCATTCGCCATGCAGCCAGGGCGGCGCTATGCGCCAGAGCAGCCAGCCGACGGCGGCACCGGCCAGCATGTGGAGCAGGAAGGTCATTTCTGGCCTTCCTCAGCGAGCTTGACGATATCGCGAAGCCTTGGATCATTCGAACGAATTATCTCGCCGATTTCCCGCAAGGCCGTCAGCGCCTTCACAAGCCTGATGGTCTGCTCGCGGTGCGCGGTTTTCCAGAATTCAATTTCGTAGTCGGTTAAATAGTCGGTCATGCTCCGAACTCCACAACTGCCCCATGGAAGGCCTCGGCGCATAGCTGCGCCGCTTCGTGGCGAGTTTTTAGCGTCCGGGCTCCCCAAGTGCCCCTCACGGCTACCCGCCATCCTGAGCCATCGTAGGCCATCCAGAGCGGGGAGGTATCATGTTGCAGGAAGGAAGGGGAGTGGACGCGCCAGGGCTGGCCGGCGAGGGTGATTTTGGTCATGGTTGCACCTCTGCTACTTCGATCGCCTGCACGGGATCGGGCGCCTCGAGGAAACGCCATTCGACATTGCCATGATTCGCTTGCGCGATCGCCTTGCGTTCGGCTTCCGACTTGTCGGTAGCCTCGACGTAAATCGTCGCTTCTTCCCAAACTTGTTGAGTCATTGAAATTCGATAACGAGGCATTTCAATTCCCCTTGGAGCGCTTAGCGCTCTGTCTGCGCAGGATCGCGCGATCGTATAGTCCGTAGATCCAGAATACCGCCAGCACGACTACCGGCGATATCCATAGCGTGAGGAGGGCGGCGAGGGGCGGGCTCACTTGTACACCGCAATGCCGCGATTGTAGGAAGATCCGACCGACGAGCCCGATTCCTCGATGCTCACCACGACGTCGCGGGTAAGGATGTATAGCGCGCAGCCGCGCGGATCGCCTTGCACGTAAAAGGTAAAGCCAGGGTAGCGCTTGAGTATCGCGGCAAGGCGTTTCAAGGCACCGCGTTCCTTGTCAGGCAAAGCGGTATAAGACGTATAGTCTTTGCCTTTGCCGTGCAGATAATGGTGATGTTCCATGAACGGCGCGCCGTCATCATCGTAATCGAAAAAAGCTTTAGACTTGCGTCCGCGCGTGATGCTCCACGAGCCGTATTGATTTCCGTCGCCGCATTCGAGCTCATGCCAGCGGTGCAGCGTCATTGAGATGCGGCGCAGTGCGGTTGCGTCATCGTATGAGATGCCGGCGTATTTGAGCGCGGAAAGGCAATCGTGTTTGTGTAGCATGATAGTTCCCCTTGATTGAGCGATGAATAGTACAATGTATATGGTTGGCGTTAAGGCTTAGAAGATAAGCCGTGAAACGACGGCGAGCGGCGCCGCAAAGATGGCTGCAGCAAGGAAGAGAAGAAGGTAGTCTGTTGAGTCGTAGGGCATGTGTTTAACGTGAATGCTCAGGATGCATTTGGCGCTGTGCGTCATTGATCAGCGCCACCATGGCGGGACCATCATACAGCGCGGGATCTACAATGCGGCCGTTACGATAATATACGCCCAAGTCGACAAGATCGCCGCTACTATCCCAAGTCGGGCACACACGATAGACGCGCGGGTCGATACCGCTGCAGGGCCATGCAGCCCTGAAGTCCGCAATGGTGTCTTGCCAGAGGGTGCAGCGATAATAGCCGCCAGCTGCGCACTGCGCCAGGCGCTGGTCAAGCGTGAGGTTTGAAGTGATCATGTTGATTCCCCTTTGTTTAAGACACCCTCACCATACATTGTATAATGAGGGTGTCAAGTGGTGTTTTCAGTTGAGGACGATTATTCTGTCGATGCTGCGCGCGTCACGCTCCCATGAACGCACCAATATCGATTCGTTATTGTAGTCTGACCGCATGCGGTTGGCTTTCTCGCTGCAAACCTGAGATAGCATGGATAGCAGCGGACCCAAGCCGTTACGGTCGACTAGGCAAGACAGGATCTCGAAGTCCGTCATTTCGAACTCCTATTCCTTGGGGACGATCCGATAGCGCTTGATGGTTTGAGTCTGGAGATCGGTTCCTCGGCCGCGCAAGCGAGCCAGGACGGAATGAACCCGGGCGGCGGTCATCCCGGTAGCCTCGCAGAGATGGGACACTTCCTGCCAGCCTTGCATCAGGAGTTCCCGCACTCGGGCCGTTTCCGGGGATACCGGCTTGCCGCGGGGAACAGATATTTGCTGCTCCTCGCCCATGATGTTGAGCGCCGCAAGCAGGAGTCGGCGGGCGGAAACACTGTCGCCTTGAGCCCTCACGGCATTGGAGCGGGTCATAAGGTCTTGGGCGACCACGTACAAGTCGTCCGGGACGGTCTCAGGAGCTAGAGGCGCGTGCACGGGGAATGTTTTGTCTGTCATGAACATCGAACCTTCCCTTTTGCTTTGCAGAGCATAATTGCCGTTGCAATGAGTAGTTATACATTGTCTACGGAAAGGTTCAATGCTTTTTATTCACGGTTTCGTGACGATATCGAATTGGCCTTTGCGCTGGCGCTTTCGTTTCGGGGTCGTCGGAACGTGAGGGTTGACAAGCCGCGTTGCAAAAGAGGGGTCGACCCAGAACCAGGCACGTTCCAGTCCAAACAGCGCATCAGGACTTTCCCACTGGGCATCGCGCAAGCGAATCCATTTCTCGGGATACGGAGTGCGCAGATAGTGCAAGCCGCTCGGAGCATGGAAGGCGTGCCAGACGTAAGGGCCTAGCGTGCGACCGGCATAAGATTCCAAGGGGTATTTCGCAGGAGTTACTATTTTGCGCGTTGTCACTGGTCTATCTCCGTCTGGGTCCATAGTGATGACAAAAGTTATGCCTGCGCTGCAACACTTAGCACAACTAGAACCAGTGTCACCACTTGTTTTGCTATAAGAGTCGTTATGATAGTATTTATATGGTGGGATAGTGGCATATACACTGTATAGTTATAGGGGATTCTCAGCGGCTATCTGGAATCATGTTTTATGAGGTGACTAGACTGGTGACAGTGGTGACAGTGGAGACGCGTCAAACTTTTGCTACACCAAGATACCTTTTTGTCACCACTCTATATCACAAACGCGTGACGCTATCGGTTTTTATTTGATTCTTGGTTATACAATGTATATTTATAATGTTGTTGGCTTGATAAAATGTGG